AACGTGGCAGCCTTTGAAAAAATACAGGGGACTGTCAACGATACGGTACAGAACGTGAACCAGGCGGCTGAAGATTCGGCCAGTGCCTCCCACAATGCACAAGCAGCCGTTGATAGCATTCAGACAGCAATTGCCACGGCGACAGAAAAAGCAGCAGCGGCGGCAACTTCAGCCACTCAGGCAGCCGGTTCCCAGGCAGCCGCGGACAGCTCTAAGACTGCGGCTGCACAATCAGAAACAAATGCGGCCGCCAGTGCTGCCGAGGCCCGGCAGATAGCGGAGGGGTTCGGCGGATTTGACGGTACAGCCGCCAGTGTAACGGCGACTGATACCTATGGCCTGGTTGTGGCCGCCCTGGGGGAAAGTACCACGCAGGCTTTGATTGATGCTATCGCCAATAAAGTAATAAATGAGCTGGTCGCAAAAAGTCAGATTATAAATAATCTTCTGGCAACGGTTCCGGGGAATGCCCTGGACGCTGTTCAGGGAAAAAAGCTGATGGACCTGTATACTCGGTTAAATGGTGAGATGAAACAGAATTCTTTCGATTTGGAAAACAAATCAGCCGAACAAACGGATTTGAATGCGATTTATTCTGGCGTACATAGGTATTCAAATCGGTCTAAAAATATCCCTAGCGCAAATAATGGCTACATTATTGCTGTGAAAAGGGATAGTAGCATGTTGGGACAAATAGCACTTGACGATTCTGGGACACTTTATAGCCGTGCTTGTGTTGATTCATCGTGGGGGAGCTGGAAATGACAATTTAACCGAGTAACAGCAAAAAGAAAGGAAGGTTGAAAAAATGAATAAAGACAAACTAATTTTAAAAAATGGACATGAAATTGAACTTGAGGCCGGAGCCAGCCTGGGAGCATTACAGGTGCTGTCCGCTGACCGTGCGGCGATGCTTGCCACTTGGGAGCTGCTTACTCCGGACAACCTGGCTGCTGTGCAGATTAAAAACGGCGCCGGGCTGACGGTCGGAACCTATACCGACCTTGTGCTGGTGTCTGAAACGTCCGTGGTGGCCTCCGACGGTACGATACTGACAACTTATAGCCTGCGTCCTAAAACAGACGTGGAACGGCTTGAAGAAAAAGTGGCAGCGGTTGAAGCGGGGCAGCAGGTGCAGGACGGGGCCATCAATGATGTAGCCACATTGGCCGGTGCGCTGGCGGAGCAGACAGGAGGAACGTTGTAATGGGAAGATTTTATGGGTTAAAAATAAGGGCAGGAGAAATGACACTGGAAGAGGTACAGACTTGGTGGAAGCCACAAGTTGAAAAATGGCTGAGAGAAAATCCGGCGGAATAGAAGGGGACATGATGCAGACAGAAGTCTTAATAGCACTTATTGGGCTGACAGGAAGCGCCGTGGGAACGTTTGCAGGAATTTTGACGGCGGCAAAGCTGACAAACTATCGCATTGGACAATTAGAAAAAAAGGTGGACAAACATAATACGGTAATCGAACGAACCTTTAAGCTGGAAGAAGCACAAGCGGTTATCCAGGAACAGATTAAAGTAGTTAATCACCGTATCAGTGACCTGGAAAACAAGGAGGAATAATTATGGATTTTGGAATTGCAAGTGTAGCAGGAATTACAGCACTGTGTTATCTGGCCGCTATGGCCGTCAAGGCGACGGCAGTAGACAATAAGTGGCTGCCAGTGATTTGCGGCGTTATTGGGGCTGCCCTGGGCGTCGCGGGCATGTATACGATGCCCGATTACCCGGCAACAGATATCATCAATGCGGCAGCGGTAGGCGTTGTATCAGGGCTTGCGGCTACCGGTATTAATCAGATGTACAAGCAGTTAAAGGGTGACAGTAATCAGTAGAGAGGATGGTGATCCGTCTATCTTCCGGCCGGCAGGGTGACGCCGGCGTTGCGACGTCGCAACAGCAGTACATAGGGCCTGGGACATCCTGGGCCTTTTCGCATAATATATTCTAGGAGGACAAGGCTATGAGAGATATAACAATGTGCCATCCCTGCTTGCAGGAGCTGGCAGGGAGACTTGTAGAGGAATGCAAAAAGCAAGGGTTAATTATTAAGATTGGAGAGTGCTATCGAACCGTGGCGGAACAAGAGGAACTGTATGCCCAGGGCCGAAAAAAGCCTGGGAATATCGTGACAAATGCCAGGGGGAGCAGTTACAGTTCACAGCACCAGTGGGGCATTGCGTTTGACTTCTTCCGGAACGACGGGAATGGAGCATACAATGAGTCCGGCAATTTCTTCGGGAAGGTTGGGGCCATCGGTAAGAAGCTGGGACTTGGCTGGGGTGGAGACTGGCACAGCATTGTGGATAAGCCACATCTATACCTGCCGGATTGGGGCAGTACCACGGCACAGCTCCGGCAGCAATATGGCACGCCGGACAAGTTCATCACCACGTGGCCTAAAAAACACCATGAAGGTTTTCTTCCTGCTGCGGATGGGCAGCGCTGGTGGTATCAGTACAAAGACGGCAGCTACGCGCACAGCGGCTGGTACTGGCTGACGGAGGTTACAACAGGAACATCCGCGTGGTATTTGTTTGATGCTGAAGGATATATGCTGATAGGTTATCAGGCAGCGCCGGATGGCCGTAAGTATCTACTTTGCCCAGATAAAGGAGTAAATGAGGGTAAATGTATGGTAACGGATGACCAGGGAGCATTACAGATTGCTGAGTATGACGAGATTGCTAGACGGTATATAATTTAAGCGTACTTCAGTCTCTAAAAATTTATTGGTGCTGATTTTTGTCACATTGACAAAACGGTTCTTTAATGTTAAAATACAAGAAATCCAGAGTATTAAATACTCTGCATATCGTAATATCAACTTAACAGTTGCTGTTCGCCCGTTTCGGGCGTGGATTGAAAAAACTACTTCATAATTTAAGCTATTGGAAGTTTCTGTTAAGTTGCAAAGCGGACCAGGTGCATCTGGTCCGCTTATTTTAAAGATGATTATTAAAAGCCCCTCAACCGCTTTTTTATAAGCAGAAGAGGGGCTTGCCATGTTATAGAATA